CGATCAACACGCTTCAACCTTTCATCCGACATCATCAACCAAGTAAACACAGCAGACAACGGCAACACAATGCTAGAGATTTGTTGCATCCAAAGAATCACATACTCGTACTCGGTGTCCCACACATCCACCCAATCAGCGGCATAACGCAAAATTTGGAACACCGCATAGTTAGCGTTCGTGAACGCAAACACGGCGACAGCCAGCAACAGCATCGTGGGCGCAACCTTACGCCACACGTAGCCGCACAAGAAAGCCCACACCAACGCCGCAAAACAAGCAAACAAGTTGCCAGCCAACTCGACCGAAGCCGCCACCACCTGCCAGTTGATACCCACTACTTGTTCCCCAGATACTCAACTTCAATGCCGTTAGCCTCGGCATTGCCTAGGATCTCACGTTCCTGCTCACGCAAAGTCGTATCATGGAAATTGTTTTGACCGTACCTGAACCCGATGTTCACGTCCTTGACGTGACATTGGAAACAAATAGCGCCTCTACGTGGCACCACATCGAACGTAAAAAGTTTTCCACATTCCGTACATTGTAAACTACCCATACTATAAACGATCCCGTTCTAACCCAAATGCGAATTATTGCGTGTGTTATAGGAACCAAGCGGCGCTTTTGCTGGCGCTTCAGGCCGCATAATGAACTGTTCCCACCAAACTAGACTATTTGTTGGTACTGGAGTACCAGCATCATACTCAGGTAGCCACACAAACTTGAGCATCTGATTAGCAATAGCCAACTAAATAACACGGTCATCATGCGGAGAACCAGCCATCTTCCCATTCGACTTGCGAACAAACGTCCGCAACTCGCCCACCGTCCTAGAACAAAACAACCCCAACTCCTCCGTCCTGAGAACGGCCGCCAACTCGTCAATCATCAACGGCTTTGTGGTCGCCGAAGTACGCCAACCCAAAATGTCTGTCTGCTTCGCACGCACCTGAGACAACCTGCGCTGTTTATAAATATTGTGGTAACCAGTGTTTTGCAACGCCTTCAGCGTTGTCAAACCATGGTTATTGTTTTCCACACCAACCAACGCATTGTTATACCACTTACCCAACTCGGCCAACAATTCACCAAACAAATCTGGCGCAATATGATCATGCCAATGAGCCACCACAGACCCAGTATTAGCGTCAATCACATGGCAAGACGAATAGTCACCATACGACAAACCCTCAGCAACATCGGCACCAACCACATACACACCCTCAAGATCAGGTTCAGCCCAAACACTAAGAGCACCATCCCTATGTTCCTTGAAGTATGTAACCTGCTGGTTACCGAACACCAAATCGCCAACACTGGGTTCCACCATCACATAACTTTCCAACACGTCAACATCGAAAACAGGGTTACCTGACTTGATGAACGCTTCCTCAGGGGAACGTGGATACTCTTGATGCAACTGCCACAACGGGGTATTACGTGCCTTAACCTCATACCACGAATCATCACGGTCACCAGCAGACCACGGAAAAAACAAACCCTTGAACAGGTTGGTTCCAGTCTGAGAACCAACCCACATTTGGTGAAAAAAGTTTCCTGAACCATTCGCCGTACTCAGAGTAATGATCCGTCCACCAACGTCAGCAATAGGTTCGATAGAAGCCCACGCCTCCTCAGGGTTAGGCAAGAACGCCATCTCGTCAACAATCACCAGATACACCGACTCGCCACGAGCAGGATCATTACTAGAAGGTAGCGACTCGATAGCGGACTCGTTATCGAACACCATCTTCAACTGGTGGTCAGTAACCTGCCGAGGCCCACGTTCCTTCATCCACTGCGGCAACCAACGGTAACCGTACTTAGATTTCTGCAACAGTTTCGCCGCTTCACGCTCAGTACGTGACAGCATGACAATAAACCTGTCAGGCCAAAAGAACACCAACCAAAAAGCGTAGGCCGCCCCCAACGTAGAAAACCCGATCTGTCGTGCCTTAAGAACAATATTGTAACGCTCAGTATGCCACGCCTCAATAGTTTCCTGCTGGGCATCACGCAACTCAAACAAAATCTTTCCCCGTTCAGGGTGACGAATAAACCAATAGTTCTCACAAAAATAGAAGAACCCTTCGATTTGTTCCTCGGGGCTGTCGCCCCCCTTGCAAGAACGCCACTCACGTTCCAACAACAACTCGTTTAATTCCATAACTACCTATCGTTTAATTGCATACGGCCTAGCGTGAAACAAACTTCTAGGTGGCATCACAATATCTTTGCTTAAAGGCGCACCTGGGAATCTCCACAACGCTTTAGAAGTGTAACCTGCACTTGCGTCAGCCGCTAAACGAATTGCCGTGTACAGTTCGTCAGACAACTCGGCACCAGCACCGCCACCACTGGCGGTACGAAACACGGTACGCAAATAGACCACAGTGCTAGAACCCAGACCAGAACTGGTGGCCGTACCGAACGTGATACGAACCCCGTCAGCAAAGTCACCTGTGGTCGCTCCACCACTACCAGTAGCGTTACGTCCAGCCGCATAACGATCCGTCACCGTAGAGCCGCCTACAGCGGCTCCTACGGCCGTTTGGAATGTTGTCCGCAGTCCAGTACCAGATTCGGTTCCTGAACCCGTAGAAGAGCCTGTAGCGACCGCTGTGCGTAAACCAGTAGATGTTGCCGTACCCGCACCCGACCCTGTTGCCGATCGCAACTGGGCAGTAGCGGACACAACACCAGTGGCACCACCCTGACCCGAACCGCTAGCAGTATTGACACTAGTCCTAAGGCCAACAGCAACATCGCCCGTGGTAGACCCGCCACCACCAGTAGCCGACCTGATGCCAGCATGAACATCTACAACGGCTTCACTAGATGAACCTGATGCTGATGCTGTCGCCGTGTACGTGGCGAAGCCCACGTTATACGGCGCATTGACAGTAGAGTAACTGTGTAGCGACGAACTATAAGTCGTCGCCACTGTTATTCCTCAGTGGGTTCTTCTACAGGTATCTGTTCTTGCAACATGCGGATCTGAACTGCTTGCACACAAATCTCCAACTCCTTAGGGAACCGCTGTTGCATCTCGCTTAACACTGCCTGAATATCAATATCCACCAATAACTCCTATGAGATTGTTTCTAACTGGGCGATCCGTGACTCTAACGCTTTTACAGAACCAACAAGATCAGCAAGGATTGCTTTGTCGTCATACGACACTACTACAGCGTCCTCCAATGTTTTCTCGTAATGCTCTAACGATTCCGTGATTGGCTGTAAATGGCTGACCTCGCCGTCCTCAGCGTCCTGTTCGTTCGCAACCCAACCGTACGTTCCGTATGTCACATCAACAGCGGCGGCATCTTCAGCATAGAAGCCACGATGCACGTCAAAGTCAATCAGTTCGTTCGCCAAGTCATCTTCGGGACGATGCTCTTTCTTCCACGTGAAATCGATTGGCTGTAGTTGCATGATGCGAGCCAACGCATCCTCAGGAGCAATGTCTGCGACATGGTTCTTCAAGTCACGCCGAGAAGAGTAGTAGCCGATACGCCCAGCACCGTCGGCGTACACGTTGTACGTCGATTCGCCACCCAAATTGATGTACGTCCTAGTGCCATACAACCGCAACGGATTACTTGCATTGTACGTAGCCCAGCCGCTACCTACACGGAAACCGAGTTGCGCTGTATTCCAGCCATTCATTCCGCCACACCACATCAAGAACCCTGTGTGTTGGTCGTGTACCCCACCCCAATAAGTGTCTGTCGCAAACTGGATAGACGAGTTGTCGGCATACGTCCCGTTTATTGAATTAGCGGCACGCAAAGCGCCGACAGTCATACCAGTGTTGGCTTGCACACATCCAGCCATCTCCAGACGACCACTCTCATCGACCGCCAACAAAATGTTCCCGACGCCAGTGGTATGCCTGCCTACCGTAAAATAGTTGGTGCCATTCCCGTTTGTATCGATGTTGACACGGACGTTGCCAAACGAGTTGATCGTGATGTCATCGCTCCAACTGTCGCCATCAGTTGAACGAATACTGTGCTGGTCGTTCGTCCCGTAAGTGTCGCTATCCCAAGTGAAGTAAATGCCGCCAACACGGGTGATGGAATCATGCGCTCCGTTCGCTGAACGAAGAGAAATACCGTCTTGGACAGTCAGCGAATTGTAAACAATCGTGTTGCCATACAAGCGAATCGTATTGCCCGTCTGGTAATAGTTGACGTAAACGTCTTTACCAGCCCCAGAATCTAAATGCAGGTTGCCATCTGTAGCAATAACCTGAGCCGTCGCAGTTGTTGACTTGTTGTCAGTTGAGCCGACATACAAGTTGCCACCCCAAGTGTTATTCGGCCCGAAGAAAATATAACTGTTGTTGCCCTCAGCAAACCTGCCCCTACCAACAACATCCAAATCGTATGAAGGGCTGGTTTGATTTATACCCACATTTCCGTTCACGTCAATGAACATCCTGCTGGTGGTATTGGCTACAACGTCTGCACCGTTCGTGTAGTAATTGGTCGTGCCAGTTCGGAAATCGAAACCTTGTGCCGACGCACAACTGCTAGCAAAGACCATGCTGTTGTTGTTGAGGCCAACTACACCTTCAAGAATCCCGCCATCAGCCGCAAACGAAAGATAAGGCAGATCATTTTCATCACTGTTGTCCGTGTCTGCCGCAATACGCAACTCGGCATCTCCGCTAGTGCCAGAACTAAGATGCAATAATGTGCTGGGAGCGGCTGTACCGACACCCACATTGCCGTCTTGAGTAATTCTCATGCGCTCAGTAGGAGTAAACGGGCTAGAAGCACCAGCATCGGTAGTGCTAAAGTACATATCTGCACCGACGTCTGGCTCTGGGCGTTCCAACCCAATACGGCCTTCTTGGTCTAACACCTCAAACTTCAACACCGCTTCAGCACCAGCCGTGGTGTTTGTGTTGATGATGCGTTGCCCAATAAACTGTGTTGATGATGACCCTGAAATATCTAAAGGAGCATCTGGGCTGGTTGTGCCGACACCGACGCGGCCCGACGAATCAATACGCATCGCCTCAGAACCAGCAGTCTTGATCGCAAAATACTGAGTGGAGTTACCAACCTCTAACTCAACATCAGCAGTGCCGTTACTGTCATAAAAATCAATACCAGTAGTGCCAGAAGTATCCGAGTCAGTAATACGGATATGAGCCGCCGCACCCGCTACCTCCAAAGCCGTTGCGGGGCTGGTCGTGCCGATACCGACATTACCACCCTCTGGATTCAGCGCAAGGGCAATGTCCCCACCACCATCCTGCTCTGACTGAATCTTGCCATACTGGGCAACACCAGCCTCGTAGTAAGAGCCGACACGTACCCGCTGGTCAAGGTTCTCAATTAGCACCTGCGTCAAGTCGCCGTCCTGATCCTTGGCGATATGGAGTTCTTCGGAGGGCGACGCAGTGCCGATACCGACACGCTCATTCGCATCATCGATATGTAACGGTGCACCATCCAACAACGCACCCTCAATAGCCTCAACCGCATCATTCACATCAGCATGTTGACCCGCATGATTCGGAGAATCAAGCGTGTCAGAATCAGTCGGATTCGTAAAGTTATCTTGAGAAGAAGGGAAATTAGTTGCCAAAGGTCACAGCCCTAGAAAGTTAGAAACGCAAAACATTCCACAGTAATCGTATTTGTTTGAGTGTTGTCCGCATACAAATCGAAAGTTGCGGTATCTCGAACATTCCACGGCTGGACGTACCACTCACCACTTTGCACCAAATTCTGATTGTTGTTGCCATACGGAAACATCTTAGCGAGATCAGGGGCGGTGAGGTCGTCGCTACGTAACCTGAAATTGACATTACCATTCGCATCAGTCACGCTAGTTGGCCTAACGAACATGAAACCATTAAAGTTCACTTCAACCCTGTTAGTGCCCGTAGTATCAAAAAGATTATGAGGATCACTCGTGATCGCCATCGTCATAACCCCACTAGCCCCACTAATCGTGCCAGTCAACACTGCCTTCTGAAAAAGTATTGCACCCGAAGTACCGCCAGTCACACCAACAACATTCTGGACTGACTCAACGGCATCAGAAATATCGTCATGCAAAGCGGCATGACCCGTCAACGCCGAACTAGCAGTAGGCCGAGAGAACGAATCCTGAGAAGTAGGATAATTAGTGGTCATATCAATCCAAAGTTAAACCGAGGCTAGTGATCTGGAACGTGTCACCAACCGCCACCGTAGCAGACCCAGACAGCGCACCAGTCCACAAACAGTTCCCTGATGTGGACGCATCCCAAGCCGACCAATGCGTCAAAGTTTCAGCAGTAGACAAGTTCGTCCACGTCACCGTAGCAGAACTCGTCATCGAACCGCCAGAAGCCGCACCGAACGAAACCTGTTGGCGGGTGGTTTCCCCAGCCGCATTAGCCGTACCATCCTCACCCGCATCACCAGTGTGCAACTTGAGATACACGTTGGCAACACTGAAAGCGTTGCCGCCCAAAGTGTCCAGCAGTTTATTCTCCCCATAGTTACTAATCGACATAATCTACCTTTCGGTCACGAGCCTTATAATATAGCGCATCGCGTTCTAATGGGCGGCGGGCAGTTAACGGCGCACCGTCACAACATGTATCCTTCATTCCGCACATTGGGCAACGCCAGCGGGTAGCCGTTGGCGGATACTCTGTCCCGCAGTTGAAACACTCTATCACGATAGCAGACCACAGGGTGTACACATCAGATTGCTTTCAACTGGCGTTGAGATTTCTCACGCTCCGCCATCTTCCCGATCAACTCGTCCAACTCGCCGTCACTAAGGTCAGCCATACCTTTAGATTTATTGGATGCAGATGGCGTAGGAGTCAACCGATGCGTCGCCTCCAAATAAAGTTTGGCGGCACGCACATCGCCGTCAACACCCTTGTCGTACAACGCATCCAAAATGCGTTGTGTCCGCTCAGGAGAACCCTGTAGTTCTTCTACACGACGATCCC